TAAAATGATTAAAGGTATTTTTGCAGGTATTGGTGCGCTGGTTTTGTTCTTTGCACTGATTTTTGGGCTTAACTTGTTTGGCTTTGCTAACTACAGTTTCTTCGCACCCAAGTATCGCCAAGTCGATGCTGAAGTGTTCAAGCAAAGTGAGCAGTACAATGATGGCATGATTCGTGATTTGGAAAACCTCCAAATGGAATACATGAAAGCCAACGATACACAACGTGCTGGTTTGAAGGATATTATCATCCATCGCTTCTCAGTGTATGATGTGAACCGTTTGCCTCCAAACTTGTTTAACTTCTATAACGACTTGCGTTCAGGTCGCCTGTAATATGTGGAAGAACATACTCTTCGGTCGTAGTGGTGGATACTACCTGTTTTATGCAAGTTTTATCTATTTGCTGGCTGGTGCGTACAATGTGTTCGTGTACCACTTTGCGCCAGTTGAACTGATTCAGATGGTATGGATTTCAGTAATGGCTCTACCATTTGCAGTTCCTCCAGTGGGTCGTTACTTCAACATGAATGTAACTTGGGATAGAGATTGGTTTCAAAAGAAGGAAACTGTTGTGAATGATTCTGAACTGCCTGAAAATGTAGTACAATTCCCAGAACCCAAGTTGGTGCCACCGATGCCACAGGTCCAGCCTCCCAAGGAACCTGAAAAGCCAGTGTCAACGTACTACCGCTTGGGTATTACCAACAATAGCCGTGTTAGCTTCCAGATGGGTTACAGTGAAATCACTATGAACGCAGAAGGTATTGATAACATGATTAAACAACTTGAAGTATTCCGTGACCAAATCCGTGAATACGAGGAGTACGACAATGAGTGATAAATGGATTGTGATTGGAATCCTGGGCTTTGTTTTTGCCATGTATTCCCCAGTCATTATTTCTGAACACAACGCTAGCGAATGCAGAGTTGCCGCAATCAATAAAGGTCTTCCTGCAGACGACATTCTTAAACTTTGCAAGGTACATTAAAATGAAACGATTTGTATTTGAAGTTCTAGCAGTAGTGGCGTTTGTCAGTGCACTGTCCGCATGTAGTCCAGAACCTCGCCGCCCAACTGCTCAGGAAACTGAGGAACGCAAACAGGAAGAACTTAGCCGTCAAGCGATTAATACAGTTGGTTTGCCTGCTATTACTAACTTCGCTGAAAAGCGTATGATGAAGGACATTCTTGAACTTCGTGACAAGATGACTCCTACAGTTACGTACCTTGTGGGCATGAACAACCAGCTTACTAAGTTGTGTGATAGCATTGGATATGGTTTGCCATATGCAACGCAGTACACTAACCCACAAAAGGAAAGTGACCACAGTCGTAGTATAATCGCACAACAAGATCCTAACGGACTGTATAGCCCAGCTAGTGCAGAAGGTACCTGGATTTTGTGCATTGATCCAAAAGCAAAGTCAACCCGCCCTGTGTATGTTGAACCCCGCGTAATTGTTTCACCCTTCCCACTCCAATAAGGAAATTTTAAAATGAAAAAACTTCTACTGGCAATCCCGTTCGCCCTGGCACTCGCCGCCTGCGATCAATCCCCCAACTCAACTCAAATTGAGCGAGCCAAACAGGAGGAAATGAGTCTGCGTGCAGTGCAAAGTGTCGGTATGCCGTCGATTAATAACTTCGCTGAAAAGCGCATGATGAAAGACATCATCGAAAAGCGCGATCAGATGACTCCGACATATACCTACATCATGGACATGAATGGTCGTCCACACAAAGTCTGTGACAGCTTGGGCTACGGCTTGCCTTATGCGACACAGTACACTAACCCACAGATGCGTGTTTCAAGTGATCGTGGTGTAGTGACATTGCCACAAGCTGACCCTAACGGATTGTACAGCCCTGCAAGTGCTGATGGTACTTGGATTATGTGTGTTAATCCAAAGACTAAGAAAGCAGAGCCTCAGTACATTGAGCCCCGTGTGCTTATCATGACTTACCCAATGGGTGAATAACATGATTGAAGTACTTGGTATTACACTGTGGGTGCCTGGACTGATTCTCAGTGCTGTGGCCCTAACAATTGCCGCCATCCTTAAATGGCATGGCGCACGTTAATAACTGTTGTTCACTCTAGCTCCTGAATGACAGTTCTAGCCTGAGATGGCTAGTTTCGTCCCCAGGGTTTTTACATCCTGGGGATTTTTTTCTTGATTTTGCTGTACTAATCTGTTAATATACTACCATGGCACAAGTAATTTTTTCACACCCCTTCGTAGAAGACTACATTGAAATCATTGCTGGGCACCGTCGCCCAGACGGTAATCCTGTGGGATTATTTGAGAGTCATGTAAGCATTCTAAGTCTTGCACGATATGACGTAAATATGGTAGAGAGCCTGGCGTCACAATCAGGTGCGGGCATTGGCTATACTGATCGTCAAGCACCACTGGCACTGAATATCGTACTAAAGTACGAGCGCCAATTGGCCAAAGCCAATATTAGCATTGACCCACTGAAAACAAACCCACGTTACAAGATTCCACTCAGAACATTGGATCGAAGTGTGCGTGTATGGGTCGAAAATGAAACAATTAAAATGCGATTCCCATTCGACAGCCAACGCATTGAGTCACTAAAGTCTAGTGCCAAGGAAAGCTGTGGGCATATAGCGTTCAATCGTGAAGCAAAGGTCTGGGAAGCCGCATTGACTGAGTATAATGTGAACTGGGCGGTAATGTTTGCACGTGCCAACAATTTTGAAATTGATGCTAGTTTGCAGGAAGTTATGGATATGATCTTCAAAGCAGAAGAAAACCCATATACAATAGAACTGCAAGCCAAGGACCAACTTGAAATCACGAATGCGGCCCCAACGCTAATTGATCACGTTAACAAGACTTTGGGTGGGTTTGAACTAGAGAACTTACTTGCACTAGTAGACAATGCCCCAATTCTCGGGTACGCAGTTGAAAAGGTAATTGAGGAAACAATCGTCGAAGCATATGGGCAAAGATTTTATACATTATGCGCCAACAGAGAGTTGCGTGCTAATTTAAAGAACCCATTGCAAGAGCAAATTAAGGCAATTATTGACTATGCACGTGAAACAAAACGTTTCCCAATTGCATTGTATGAGCCCGATGGCAGTGACAAACTTGCCATGCTACTCATTAGAAATCTTGGTAGCAAAAAAGTCGTTAACTTAGACGTGAATCCATCAGCAGATCTTACTGACGTGGATCTTGTATATACACGCAAGATTCCAAAAATTGATATGAAACGCATACCATTGCTAATTAGTAGTGCAGGTATGATGTTTGGTGGTGAGCGTCAGCTATGGCTTGAAACAGCCGAAAAGATTGTATATTTCACACCAGATGTATACAATAAGACTAACAAAAAAGGACGAGAGGTTTGCAAGCTCGATTAATAATTAAAGACGAAGTCAACTGTAAGTTCGAGGGACTAGATTTGTCCACCAGGAAAAAACTGGTGGACAAATTTAAATACGAAGTTCCCAACGCCAGACATTTACCAGCAGTTAAACTGGGCAGATGGGATGGCAGAGTTGCATATTTCCAATTAGGCGGTTCATCATATATTAATTTACTGTCTGACATTTTACCCGTTGTATATGAATCAGGGTATGATTTAGAAGTGGATGATTTGCGTACATATAAAACTCAGTTTGAATTTTCTGAGTTTAAGGAAGATACATTTAGTCACATACTATGGCCCACTGGGCATCCTGCCGCAGGACAACCTATTATCTTCCGCGACTACCAAGTTGAGATCATCAACAACTTCTTTCAGAACCCACAGAGTCTCCAGGAAGTCGCCACAGGCGCTGGTAAGACAATTATAACTGCGGCACTAAGCAAGAGCGTAGAAGAGTACGGACGGAGCATTGTGATTGTTCCAAACAAGGACTTGGTTAAACAGACTGAAGCTGACTATCGTAACATGGGACTTGAAGTTGGCGTGTACTTTGGTGAACGCAAAGAGTTTGGCTTCAAACATACTATCTGCACGTGGCAAAGTTTAAACGTGATGTTAAAGAACACAAAGAATCATGAAGCTGATGTAACTATCGGTGAGTTCATTGAAGACGTTGTGTGCATCATGGTTGACGAAGTGCATATGGCCAAGGCAGACGTGCTCAAGGAATTGTTGACTGGTGTAATGAGCCATATCCCAATTCGCTGGGGTTTGACTGGTACTGTACCAAAAGAAAACTACGAACAAGTCAGTATCTTCTGTAGCATTGGCCCAGTTGTTGGCAAACTGTCAGCAAGCGAACTACAAGAAGCTGGTCACTTGGCGCAATGCCACGTAAATATCGTACAGCTAGTAGATCACGTTGAATACAAAGAGTACCAGAGTGAGTTAAAGTATTTGCTGGAAACTTCCGGCAGACTTGACTACATGGCAAAGTTAATTAAAACAGTTAATGACACCGGCAACACCCTTGTGCTAGTGGACAGACTAAGTGTTGGTAGGGCATTAGAAGAAAGGTTAGAAGATGCAGTATTTTTATCAGGCTCCACCAAGGGAGCCACACGACAAGAAGAATACGCCGAGTTCGCCGTTGCCGAAGGGAAAATCGCGATCGCGACTTATGGCATTGCTGCGGTTGGTCTTAATATTCCCCGTATTTTTAATCTTGTACTTGTTGAACCCGGCAAGAGCTTTGTCCGTGTCATCCAGAGTATTGGGCGTGGCATCCGAAAAGCTGAAGACAAAGACTTCGTCCAAATCTGGGACATAACTAGCACGTGCAAATTTGCAAAGCGCCATCTTACAAAGCGTAGAGCATTTTACAAAGAAGCCAACTATCCGTTTACAACGGAAAAGGGCGAGTGGCAGTGACCATAACAAACGTAGAATACAATCCAGTTGGCGGTTACTGGAAAATGTATATACAGACTGATAGGTGGTCAGAAATAGTAGAAGCGAGCAAATGGTGCTTAGAGCACCAATGCGGCAAACAGACTGCGATACGGCAGTTTGGATTCCGCACAGAAGCGGACATGACAATGTTCCGACTTAAATGGGAAACTTAATGAGAATTTTAACTTTAGACAACACATCATACCCGATGGATCAAATTCCAGAGGAAATAGAAGAACTTAGATTTTGCGTATTAGACAATAGTGATCCCAAAGATCCAGATTATTTTTATATCCCGTTAATTTTCTTAGAGTCGTTTAACAGCCCAGCATTAGTGTTACGCATAGGCCCACACACAATTAGAAAGCCAGTTGATTGGCAAGTATTGATTGGCGAAAAGGACTTTGGTGATCTGGAAGTAGTACCGTTAACCAGCATTAATGATCGTGGATTTAGTGTATTCGCATTTAACCCGCTAAGTAGTTTTAAACCAGAGTTCTTCCCAATCGAAATCGTGGACATTTATCAAGATGTTAAAAGGTATTTCCCAAAACTAAAAATAGGGCAGATGCTAGCAGTGCCATTGACGGAAGGTGAAAAACCATTATGTGCGTACTTTATCAAGGACATTAGTAGACAAGGTGAAGTAGTGGATTATTCAAAGGTTTGGTAATATGGCCAGCGTCTTTCTATATCACCCACACGCCACACCAGCAATGACTATTGACAGCAATGGCAATCTTGGTATTGGTTCACAAAGTGCTCAGGGATGGAATTGGAATTCAAACAGACCGGATGCACGTGAATCATTGTTGTTTGAATTGTTAGAAGAGCAATCTGAAAAGAATCCTGCGCTCAAGGAGGCTGTGGAAAGATTCATGGTAGTGTATAATCTATCTAAGGAATAATATGGCAGATAAGCTAGATATCAAAAATGAAATGCGACAGTTTGATCTAAAGAACCGCAACTTTTATGACGAACTCAGCGATGAGGAAAAGAAAAAGTTCGCACCATTCCTAATGATCAGGTGGGGTAGTGCGTTATACAGTAATAATTCTGATTTGCAGGCGTATTACTTGATGAGCACCAACAAACATCTTAATAAGGATTTCTTCAGCATTAACGGAACACAGCACAAGAAGTTACAATGGCTAATTGCAACGACAGTTAGTCCAGGTAAAGAAGTGTTGCAGACTGTTGGCGGGATTCCAAATCATCAGTGGATTAGTAACAAAAAACCAAAAGATCCAAACTCAAAAGCCATGGATTTTTTGCGTGGAATACATCCACATCTAAAAGACGACGAACTAAAGTTAATGGTGGAAATCAATGATCGAGCAGATATTGAAAACTTGGCAAGAGAACACGGCTGGGACGACAAGCGCATCAAGTCCGACCTATAAGTGTAAGTACTGCAACAAAGGTTTTCGCAAAGAGAGTACACTTATTGCTCACATGTGCGAGCCCAAGCGCAGAGCCCAACAAGAAAAAGAAGTTGGCGTTCAGCTTGGGTTGCGTGCGTATTTACGGTTTTATGAAATTACACAAGGCAGTGCCAAACTGAAAACATATGATGACTTTGCTAGTAGTCCTTATTACAATGCTTTTGTTAAGTTTGGAAGATACTGTGTTTCTATTCGTTGTGTTAATTTTGTGGGATTTCTTGACTGGTTATTAAAGAACAACAAGAAACTAGATTATTGGTGCAGTGATAAACTGTACGAGGAGTGGTTGCATGGCTATATGCGTATAGAACAACCACAAGATGCTTTGGAACGTGCGTTAAAGGAGATGCAAGAATATGCAGACGATCACCCAGAACTTAAAAATGGTTTCAATGATTACTTTAGGTATGGTAACAGTAATCGCATCTGTCATCACATTGTTACTGGTAGGATCAGCCCTTGGATCATTTTTAACTGCACTACTGGCATAGAGTTTCTGGAAAACTTGACAGAAGACCAGATTAGTATTATTATAACTTGGATAGACCCAGAATTTTGGAACAAGAAGTTTCGTGATTACATGGGCGATACTGAGTGGACAAAGGATATTCTGCAGAAAGCAGGACTATGAGAGTGATTAAGATAGCTTGTATACCAACAACTGCCGGTACCAGACCGTTTAAAGCGGCTACGGCATTGGAGGCACAACTATCTGAAATTTTTGACATAACTCGTGGCAAAGATTTCGACTGGTATTTTAGAAGTGCAGACCACGAATTGCACTTTCACTTTTATGGGGATAGGTTCGATGAAGTATTTGGACTTGATACTTACCTTATATTAAAGTGGCACCAATCCTGGGAAAGTGTTTAATATGTACAGCGAATATGATCTGGGTAAGTATATGAAAGACTTGTCCCAAAATGTAACCAACGATTTTATTGACGAAATGGCAAAACAGCGTGATGCCATACTCGATGATCGCAAGAAGACATACGACTTCTGGAAAACATTGCGAAAAGCCAATGATGATTACCTGAGTATCGACGTAGCCGGCGATGGTACATTCAAGGAGTTTATGTTATATAACTATGGCATCCAACTCTTTTATGATGAAAATGGTAATATTGCGGCACATTTCGAAATAACTGACGAGCACAAACATTTATTATTTGTGTTAAAATATTCATGATTATTATTAAACTACCATACCATAGCAGTAGAACAAACGGTCGTCCAGTACATGGCGCAGTTGCAATCAGTCGATTGTTGAAGGAAGAATATAACTTATCCCACGGTACTGATTTTAACTGGTACTGGGAATCGGTCAACAAAAATCTGATCATCGATCTTGCACAAGAGCATGAATCGCTGGCCACATATATCACTCTGCGATTTATGGGTGTTGATTTATACGAGTTGAAATGAAATTTAAGTCCGACATTGACATTGACTTCGGTGACAGAACGCTGGCATTAAAAGCGTTAAATGTCACACCTGCCAGTATTATGCGCGACGATAAGCTAATACAGCACAATACTGGCGTATACCCCACAGACATTCCCATTGACCCGTTTACTGGACGTGCCAGCTTGGATTATCAGGTTGCTGAAGACCGTGGCTATGCCAAGCTGGACTTTTTGAACGTATCATTATATACGCAGATTAAAAATGAAGAACACCTGGCGCAGTTAATGTCTACTGATCCACTCTGGGACCTGCTGAAAGATCCTGATTTTTGCGCACAACTCATGCACATCGGCAATCACCATGGAACGCTCATGAGCATGCCTGAGCCCGTGGATAGTATTCCTAGAATGGCGATGTTCTTGAGCGTCATCCGGCCCGCCAAACGGCATTTAATTGGCAAACCCTGGAAAGAAGTGGCAGAAACTGTGTGGGAAGCACCAACTGACGACAGTTATTACTTCAAAAAGTCCCATGCTTTGGCGTATGCGCACTTAGTGGTGGTGCACATGAATCTAATTTGTGAGCAAATTAGCTACGGTTTTAATTAAACCTTGCGAATAAGGGTAATTGATTTACGTTTGCTACGTTTGGTAGCCATTTCCCTGAGGCTAACGTAAGGCCCAATTTTAATATCAACATCTTTACTGTTCATTGTGCGCAAGCAATGACGGAATACCGCCCAGTCCTGCTTCAGGAATACGTTAATGGGTATAAGGCGGTTGCTTTCCCACCACCAAGTTTCACCTAGCTCAAGATACACTTTTTTCAAGGTATCGTCTTTGAGTAGGCCAAAGTCATACACAGTTGTTATGACTTCATCAGCATTCTGCACTATCCCAATATAGTCATTGCCACCGTAGGTGATATAACTTATGAATGGGTATTGATTGAGTAGTTTCTTGTAACGTTCGTCCACAGTATTTGAGCTAAATATATAAAATGCAAGTAATCAAAACTTATTTATATCCAAATATTTTGACGGTCCAATTTCAGGACCCTTCGCTATTTTCTGGCGGGAGAAACCGAATCGTGTACAACAGAACAATAAAAGTGTATCAGGGGATTGATAACCCAATCCAAGTTATAGGCTTAAACCAGGACCAAAAATCAATTGATTTAACTGGTTATGCCCTTCAAATAGATATTCAAGACCCAACTAACCAAGTAACAGTAAACAGCTATGCCGTTAGCTTCAGTGATATCACCAAAGCCCGTGGAAGTATTGTTCTAGACAAAGACACTATTAACAGTTTGGAACAGCGATTCTACAAACTAACGGTCAAGCAAATTAACACTAGTACATTGGCAGAACAGCCATTGTACATTGACGATAACTATGGAGTTCCATTAGAGCTACAGGTATTGCCTGCATACTACTCAATGACAGAACCAAGCCCAGGTGTAGATGATAGCGTAATTGACGGTGGAACATTATGATAGCAAACGTAAACGTAAGACAGATTTTAATTAAGCGTGGCAATACCGCGCAAGTAAGTTCATATGTTGGTCCAATTGGCGAACTAGTATTAGATACACAAACTCAACAAGTACATATCCAAGATGGGTTAACTTCTGGTGGTAATGTTGTCTTAGTAAGTTCTGCTGTTACTAATACCCTAGCTAGTCAAGTATCTAGTTTAACTGGCGCAGTCAGCACTATTACTGGTATTGATGCACAATTCGTTGCAAATATTAATACGCTATTGTCTGATGTCACAACAATCCTTGGTGATTTTACTTTCGAAGGCAATACACTTAGAAACTCAAATGCTTTTTCAATAAGCAATCAAATTCTTAATGGTGGCGCAACAGCAAGTTTAAACATTCCAGCATATGGTAATACTACAAATCCTATTACCCTGTATAACAACTACGGCAACGTAGACATATTAGTTGGTACTAGTGGTCGCATTGATAATACTTGGTCGTTTAGTCCTAATGGCTCATTAGAAGTACCATACCCATTACCACGCACATTTACAGCAACATTAGATGCCGCGCACTATGTAGGTGGGTCTTTAACTGTTAACGGCAATCCATGGTACTATGACGTCACATTCGCAGTTAATCCTGATGGCACTGTAGAAACACAAATTGACGGAAACCGTGTTTGGTTTAACAATGCTGGTTATCCAAATGGTGCCACGTTCCATTTTACAGAAGCTGATCACGGCATTCCTGGATACACGTTTGTATTCAATATCACTGAAGTTAATGCTGGTCCTGCAGGATGGGGTGGCAGTATATCAGTTAGTGAAGCTCCGATATACCAACCCACTTTGTCTTCTCAAGGTGCGATTAAGTTACGATCTGTCGATAGTAATTGGGTATTTGGGACTCAGGGAAATATTACATTCCCTAATGCAACAACATTCAACGGGTCAACATTCACATTACCAGTTGATGGCACATTAAATGTAGAAGTGTTTGATTCAATGAGCGGTTTCAACAGAACATTCACTGTTGGTCCAGAATCAATTACCTTACCACAAGGCAATGGTATTATTAATGTGGGTAGTGGCTCCTGGTGGCTAGACACTGCAAATAAAGGACTAGCCTTCCCCAACAATGATCGCATTGTGTATGACACCAATGGTGGTGGTTTGGAATTATATACTTACTCCAACCCAGCAAAAATAACATCAGGTCAAGCTAAGACATGGTGGTTTAACCCTGACGGTTCATTAACATTGCCGTTATCAACTGCGACTAACACACCAGCCCGGTTACAAGCCACTGGCAATGTCCAAGTAAACGCTAATGGTGCATTGTTTACATTTACTGATACTAACAAACTAGTATTCCCTGACGGATCAGTTCAATCAACAGCATTTACTGGACAAGATGGTGGTGGCGCAAATTCTACTTGGGTCACACCAAACAGCACTAATTGGTACGTTAGAGATTATAACGGTGGGTTTGCTGGTAGTTTTGATGGTACAAACCCAGTACAGTGGTTTAATCCAGCAAATACACCAATTCCAGCTGAATTTAATGGTCAAGCATATACATTCCGTGGCGCAGTTATTGAATACCATGCATACATAACTAGTGGTGCAAGCGGCACAATTATTGGTACTATTCATATTGCTGGCGATTATGCACAAGGCGCTGGCGGATCTGCAACACACACTGAGCATATGGCTGGTAGTAGCAACATGACGACGCATGAGTTCTGGAAAACAAGTAGTAACTGGATAGATGGTTTGTTCTACA